CTCAAGCACTTAAAGAACAAGGCTTGATACACCGCACTGATGCAATGCTGCTAAATGTAATCGTGACTACGTTTTGCAGGTGGGTTGATACCGAAGAACAGTTAGAGAAATACATTAAAGAACATGATGGTTCTTATTTGTGTACAACTCCAAATGGTTACGAACAACCGCACCAATTGTTTTATGCAGCACGACACCTAAAGCGTGATTTGTTGCAGTGGTTGCCAGAGGCTTGCTTAACCATTCCAAGTTTTAGAAAAGCCAAAAACTTGATGGGGCAACCACAACAAGCTGATTTATTTAAAGGTGACTCACTCACAAGTTTTGTAGGCAGCAAACCACGCTTAGTGGGTGGCTAATGCTAAACGCCACACTTGACTATGACAAATACGGCCGCGATGTACTGGCAGGTTTAATCCCTGTTTGCAAGTGGACACGCTTGGCAGTCGAGAGGCATTACCGAGACTTAGAGAACGCCCACGAACGCGGCTTAGTGTTTAGTGATTTACACGCCCGTCATGCGTTACAGTTTTTTGATTTTCTAAAACACAGCAAAGGGAAGTGGGCAAGACAGCCTTTTGTGTTGTCGGACTGGCAAGCGTTTTGGACTGCGTTAATGTTTGGCTGGTTGCGCTTTGATGGTACACGCCGTTTTAGAAAAGCCTATTTTAGAGTGGCGCGTAAGAATGGCAAAACCACATGGATTGCGGGAATAGGTTTGTATTTGTTTGTGGGTGATGGTGAGGCAGGGGCTGAGGTTTTTACTGCTGCAACAAAGCTGTCACAAGCAAAGCTAATTCATGTCGAAAGTGAAATGATGGTAAGACAGTCAAAAGATTTGTCTAAACACATCACGATACAGCGCAACAATTTGTTTATTGATGGCACGTCTTGTAAATACGTGCCGCTTGGTGCGGATGCCAAAACCGAAGACGGGCTTAACCCACACGGCGCATTGATTGACGAACTACACGCGCACCCAAGCCGTGAGCTTTACGATGTTATCGACAGCGCAACAGGCGCACGCGAACAGCCGCTAATGCTGATGATTACCACCGCAGGCTTTGGTGGACTAGAAACAATATGCCGTGTTGAAGATGAATACGTCAAAGGCATACTAGAAGAAACAATTGAAGACGATAAATACTTTGGTGTGATTTATCAGCTTGATGAAGCCGAAAAATTAGGCGATGAATTTGAAGATGCTGAGGAAAAGTCGGACGATTGGCAAGACGAACAGCACTGGATTAAAGCAAACCCAAATTTGGGCGTATCAGTCAACATAGAAAAGTTACGCGAAGCAGCAAACAAGGCAAAGCAAGACCAGTCTGCCTTAGATAATTTTTTGACCAAGCATTTAGATATGTGGGTTAAGGGTGCGCGCAAGTGGATGCCACTCAAGCAGTGGAAAAAGTGCGCGGCCAAATATACTTTTGATGATTTAAAAGAGGCTGAGTCTGTGTTTGCAGGGCTTGACCTTGCAAGTGTGAGTGACCTTTGCAGCTTAGTGATTGTGGCGAATATGCCCGATGGCAAAAAACGCATTTGGGGCAAGCACTATTTGCCCGAAGATAAAGCACTATCAACTGAGAACAAAAACGCAGCACTGTATAAGCGATGGGCTGACCAAGGCTGGCTTACTTTAACCGAGGGTAACGTAACCGATTACGATTACATCGAACGCGATATACATAACATGATGTCGTGTTTGCCTGTGCAAGAAGTGGCTTTTGATAAATACAATGCCACGCAAATTGTAAATAACTTGCAAGCCGAAGATGTGCCAATGGTGGAGTTTAGGCAGGGCTTTTTGAGTATATCGCCAGCCATGAAGCAGCTTGAGATTGATATTTTAACAGGCAAGTTGCAGCACCCAAATGACCCTGTGATTAACTGGGCCATGAGCAATGTAGTGATGGTGCGTGATGCGGCGGGTAATCAAAAACCCGACAAGGAAAAATCTATAGGCAAGATTGACCCTGTGGTTGCGTTGATTATGGCCACAGGCCGCAGCAATTTATTTACCGAAGATATTCCTTCTTCTATTACTGTATTTTAATTATGAAAAAACGACACGCAAAAGCAAGACGTAAACCGCTTGTGCAAAACTCAACATCTACCAATTTAAGTATTAGTGGGTTTAATGAGTTTGTGACAGGCGGTATGAGTACCGCAGGCGTGTATTTAAACGAACGTACTGCATTGACGATTAGTGCTGTATTTGCGTGCATACAGTTGATTGCAGGGGCAGTCAGTAGCTTGCCTTTGCCTGTGTACCGTGTTGCATCCAATGGGGATAGAGAGCGCGTTGAACACGATAACTGGTGGTTTGTAAATCAACAAGCAAGCCCTGTGTATTCGTCCAGTGCGTTTTGGTCGTACATTATTTTAAGCAAGTGTTTACATGGTGACGGCTTTGCGCGTATTCACCGTGTTACGCCTTACACTGACGATGTAAAAATGCTTGAGCCATTGCACCCATTAAATGTGCAAGTGTGCCTTAACCCGAATGATTCTAGCCGTAGATTGTATGTAGTGACAAACAACCTAACAGGCATTACTGAAACGATTGACCAAGATGATATGTTGCATTTTAGCGGACTTGGTTTTAACGGCTTGCGTAGCATTAGCCCATTGCGCTATTCGTTAAAGTTTGCAGGCGGTATTGCCTTGGCTGCTGATAATTTTAGTGCTGACTTTTTTGGCGAAGGTAATAAACCTGAGTTTGTGATTAAGACGCAAGATGCAAAACTCAACGAAGACCAAAAAACCACCATACAAAGCGCGTGGGCAGATTTGATTGCAGGCAACAGACGCAAACCCGGTGTGCTTGGTAAAGGAATGGAAATACAAGAGCTAACGCTTAGTGCCGAAGATGCTCAGTTAATTGCTACACGTCAATTTCAAGTTGAAGACATTGCCCGCGCCTTTGGTGTACCACCCTTTATGATTGGCCACACAACCAACACAACGAGCTGGGGCAGTGGTGTGGAACAAATGGGGATTGGCTTTGTTAAGTACACACTAAGCCGCCACTTGGTTGGCATTGAACAAGAGTGCAACCACAAACTTTTTGAGCGTCCATTCTTTTGTGAGTTTATGACCGCAGGCTTAGAACGTGGCGACACCATAGGCCGCTTTAATGCGTACCGCGTAGCGTTAGGCCGTGCGGGTGAACCTGGCTTTATGACAGTTAACGAAGTACGCAAAGCAGAAAACTTACCACCCGTTACAGACGGCGATTTACTAAACACAAGTACCGCGCCTAGCGTGACGGTCAGCATGGGTAATAATTAACATGGCTCAACTTTATCAATTGTATGCACTTAACCGTGCAGCACAAAGACGCTTTGATGTTGTGAACGATGCCACGACACAAGAAGCGACTGTTTACTTATATGACACCATTGTAAGCACCGATGCCGAGTCGGAGTGGTGGGGCGGTGTTAGCCCAATGCAGTTTATTACTGAGTTGGCAAACATTAGCGCAAGCACAATTCATTTACGCATTAACTCACCAGGTGGTGATGTGTTTGCCGCACGTGGTATTGAGCAAGCCATTTTAGAATCGGGCAAAACGATTATTGCCCACATTGACGGTGTGTGTGCTAGTGCCGCCACTTACATTGCATTGGCGTGTAGCAAGGTAGTGATGGGCGAGGGTGCTATGTTTATGATCCACAACGCATGGACAATGGCATGGGGCGACAAAAACGACCTAACCAAAACAGCCACGCTATTAAACAAGATTGATGGCACGCTTGCTAACTCTTATGCCAAAAAAACAGGCAAAGATACCACCGAAATTGCCGCGCTGATGGATGCCGAAACGTGGTTTACAGCCCAAGAAGCTAAAGATTATGGCTTTATTGATGAGTTATCCACAGCGATTAACGCCAAAAACGTGGCAACTACTGTAAACAACTGGAATATGGGCGTTTATAAAAACGCGCCCCGTGCTTTTGCAGCACCAAAACCCCAAGAATCACCCAAAAAACCACAGGCAACCGCCTTAAATTTTGACCGTGAAGCCGCAAAACGCCGCTTGGCACTTGCGTTAGTTTGATTTAACCCACGCCAACAGGCCGCATTTGCGGCTTTTTTTATTTGAGAGACTCACAAATTATGAAAACGATTGCAGAATTACGCGCTTTAATCAAAGCAAAACATACCGAAGCCAAAACTTTGGTAGAAAACACCGCGTCTAATGCTTGGACAGAAGAAAACCAAGCCGCTTATGAGCAGCTTTTGGCTGAGATTGACAGCGCAAAAGCCCAAATTGACCGCATCAATGAGTTGGCCAATGCTTTAACTCAAGAAGAAGCAGTCGAAGAAGCCGATGCAGCCGCGCATAATGCCCGTAACAAAAACCCTGCCATTGCCAAAAGCCGCTTACTATTTGCAAAATGGTTAAAAGGTGGTGACAAAGCCATGTCTGCCCAAGATTGGACAGATATTCGCGCAACTATGTCCACCACTACAGGTAGCCAAGGCGGTTACACTGTGCAAACTGATATTGCACAAACTGTTGCTGATGCTCTTAAAGCGTTTGGTGGTGTGCGTTCAGTTGCTACGATCATTCAAACAGATCAGGGCAATCCAATGTCTTTCCCTACTTCGGACGGCACTAGCGAAGTGGGTGAATTGATTGCAGAAAATACCACTGCTACAGCTTCCGACCCATCATTTGGTACCACAGCACTTAATGTTTATAAGTTCAGCTCTAAAATTATTGCTGTACCAATCGAACTCTTGATGGATAGTTCTGTTGATATTGAAGAGTTTGTGTTGAAGCGTATTACCGATCGCATTGGCCGTATTACCAACACTTACTTTACAACAGGCACAGGCTCAAGCCAGCCTAAAGGCGTTGTGACAGCAGCAAGCGAAGGAAATGTAGGCGCAACTGGTCACACAACATCAATTACTTATGATTATTTAATTGATTTGGTACACAGTGTTGACCCTGCTTACCGCATGAGTTCGCAATGTGGTTTTATGTTGCACGATACAACCATGCGCGAAATTCGTAAGTTAAAAGACGATGCAGGCCGCCCTGTATTTATGCCTGGTTATGATGGTTTGGCCGATGCAATGCCAGATACCATTTTGGGCTACCCAGTGACCATCAACCAAGATATGCCTGTGATGGCCGCTGATGCCAAGTCAGTGTTGTTTGGTGATTTTAGCCGCTACTATGTGCGCGATGTGTTGCAAAATACCATGCACCGTTTTGAAGATTCGGCTTATGCCAAACTTGGTCAAGTCGGCTTCTTAGCTTGGGCGCGTAGCGGTGGTAACTTGATTGATGTGGGTGGTGCAATCAAATACTACCAAAACTCCGCAACTTAATTAAAAGCTAACAATAAAGGCGCGACTATCGCGCCTTTTTATTTGGTCAACGCTATGAAAACAATCATTACTACATCGGCTTCTGGATTAGTCGTACCACTAACGCTAGTAAAAAATCATTTACGTTTAGATAGTGATGATGGCAGTGATGATGATTTCATTACGCATTTAATTAACGTAGCAACTGAACGTGCAGAACATCAAATTGGTAAATCATTACTCACAAAAACATATAAAACAGTTGCTGAATTTGGCGAAAAAATAAAATTAACCCCTAATTTAATTTCAATTAGTGGTGTTGTGTTGACTAAAGATGACAACACGACAGTTAATTTAGTCAGTGGTGATTATTGGTTAAACGAAAATAGTTTAGTGCCTGAAATTATTCCAATGGTGTTGGTAGAACAATCCATTGCGGTTATCTACACGGCAGGATATGGCACAGCAGATAACGTGCCACACGCCATTAAACAATGGTTATTAGTTGACATCGCAACACTCTATGAAAACCGTGAAGCGGTTATGACGTATGGTGTAAACAGTGTACCGTATCCTTTTGTTGATGGCTTGCTTGACCCATATCGAGTGCAGTACTAATGCAAACGCCAATTGGCAAACTACGTCACCGCGTCACTTTCCAAAAGCTCACTATGTCACGCGGCCTAAGCGGTGGTGAAAAACAAGAATGGGTTGACGTTTGCACGGTTTATGCGCGTGTCAGCCCACTGTCAGGCAAGTATCTATTTGCAGCACAACAAAATCACAGTGAAGTCACAGGCGCTATCGACATTCGTTACCGTGCCGACATTAACGCCAAAATGCGAGCCATGCATGAAGGCAAAATCTACAGTATTCATGCCGTCATTGACTTTGAGTTGCGTCACAAAGAACTAAAACTCATGGTCAGTGAAGGCGTTAGTGAGTCTTAATATGGCTACTCAAGTGCAAGTGACAGGGCTTAAAGAGCTTGAGCAAAGCCTGAGTCAGTTGCAAGGTAAAGTCGCCAAGCGCGCGCTAGAAATAGCAGTAAGAAGCGGTACAAAAGTGGTGCTAACAGAAGCCAAAGCGCAAGCACCGTTGGGCATTGTGCCGCACAAATTCAAAGAACGTGGTGCGATGATTGAAGTCAAGCCCGGCAACTTGCGTAAGTCACTCAAACAAAAAGTTTACCGTGGGCAACGTGCCGCAATGGGTAGCATTCAGTCGATCATTCCGTTAGATGGCCGTGCCTTCTATGGCAAGTTTATGGAGTGGGGTTGGAAAGCTAAAGGTGGTCGATATATTGCGCCTCAACGGTTTTTAGCTCCTGCTTGGCAAGCAAAAAAAGAAGAAGCACTGGATCAACTAGGCAAACGTTTAGGCGAAGAAGTCGAAAAAGCAGCGAGAGAGGCCGCCAATGCGCGTTAGTGAAGCGATTTTCAAAAACCTGTCACCGCTATTGGGTGAAAAATGTGTGTGGCCTAATGCCGCACCTGAAGACGCTGAATACCCAATGGTGATTTACATCGAAACGAATCGTGAACACCTCAACACTTTAAGTGATGGCTTTATCAATCATGCAAAAGTGCGCGTACAAATGTATGTTTTTGCTAAAGAATTTGAAGAAGTGGAAACATTACGCGACAACATTGTCACTGTGATGTTGCAACAAACCGATTTACCAAGCTGTTTAGTAATTAGCGATCAATATC